TGATATAATCTCCGCCGCCGCCGCCGCCGCCGTGTGATGCCGACATTGACTGCTGCGGTTGCGGGACATAATTCGGTCGTGCTTGGTCGTCATGTGTAAATGCGTTCGGGTTCATCGGGATATCTCTCGTGGGTATCATCGTCATACCGTTGGCGCTAGCGCGTTGTACGCCATGCATGACTTCATTCATTACGTTTCCGGGGATTTGTGTCGGACCATGCGATGATAACGGGTCGCCGCCTACATTCGGTGAGTAAATAAGTGGCGCACCGCTATTGGCACCCCCACCGCCGCCGCCATAGGCATTACTCGGTGTTTGACTACTTAAAGGGAGGTCATCAATACTGGTTGTGTCACTCATTGATGGAAATACTAAATATGTATATAAAAATGATGATATATACATATGTCAAGAACGAAGACCTGTCATTTTAACGCGTCTCGCGTCGTCCAGCTTGTCTAATTTTATTTCGAAAGTTTCACTTCCTTCTTCCCCGCCTCGCATTTCACCGCCTTTGTCTTATATTCATAACACTTGTCATCCAACTTATACGTGTCTTTCTCTAAATCTTTGAGAGGCGGTGCGCGAAAACTAATACACGACCGGTCCTTACAAACCTTGCGAAAAAGCGATGCGATGCCTAGACCAAGCACAATCGAGATAATAATACGCCCAGTTTCGGTATGAAGCAGTCGCTGGAAACCCATATTATTTATTCGTGGGTGTTACAATAAGTATTCTAATATATACAGATATAAATTCGTGTCGGTCGGCGTCGTCGGCTCCGTTTCACTCCGCTCCGCTCCGCTACTGAACCGGTATCTTTTTGATTTGTCCTTTCGCGCTCGCGCACGACACCTCCTTCGCGTTGAATGAAAAACAATTATCGGCGTTGTCTTTAAATTGGAAATTGCGGATATTGTCGGGGGTCGGATACACGTAGATAATCTTAGGGTTGGGCACCGAGATATAAACGTAGAATAGCCCAATAGAAAGGCTTACGATGAATATCGGAAGGGAAATATGTTTGAATATGTCTAACATTTGCGGTCGTTACTTCGTATATTATATGGTGATAATAATCTTCTATGCTCGTGACACTTGGCTGCTGCTGCTGCTGCTGCTGCTGCTGCTGCTGCTGCTGCTGCTGCTGATGCTACTGGGCAGACGAACCGCCCCTACGGGGCTACTCACTATCCGGTTATCCGCAATCCACATGGGCATGATCACTGGCATGTAGAGCTCATGATAGCTATATTTCTTCTGCGTGAGATAGAATTCGCGATCATTATACATCTGGACGAGCGCGCCATCCGCGTTTTCGGCGGTTTCCACTTGTGAATAAACGTACTTCGTCTCTCGCAACTTCATAAATGCCGGCTCAATATCTTGCTGATAAAGCACAAGGATATCATCGATGATGCTACGATTCTTCCATTCTGAGTCGCGGAACTCGGTCATAAATTCCTTAATCTGCGCGACCTTCTCGGAAATAACACGCGTGTGTGTATCTGTATCCTTCTGAATATCATCGTTATCCGTAACACTCAGGTAATATGTGCGAAACTCGGCATACATTTTGAGCTGCTCCTGTAATTTATGCTGAACCGCGTCGAATTGCTCAACGAGCTCGTCTTCGTTTATGAACTGGAATAAAAGGTCGAGCTTCATCCGTATTATTTCGTCCTTGGTCGCGCGGACCTCCTCCAGCGATTCATTCATCAATGTTTCTAAACTTATGTATTTTCCGCGGGCGACTTCGATATGAAATCCGCATGGCTGAGAGATATTTCCGCATATGGCCTTTAGTTTGCCGTCGGTCTCGGTGAAAATCGAGCCGCCTTCCTGCTTACATACAATACATGCGGGTTTGATAATGGCGAGACGTTTGGCTTTTTGCTGAGCGGAAAGGGATTTCCAATTGATAACGGGGTCGTTCATTAGACGTTGGCGCCGTTTTTCAAGCGCGGAATTGTATTTTTCCTTCAAAGAGTAATATCCGTGAATTGCGTCGTTGATTTTATTGCGTTCTTCCTCTGGAATGAGCTGGTATGGGTAGACCATACCGCGGAAATCGTTGGGGTCGGCTGCGCGCTGAAGATGCTTTTTAAGGGCGTCTTCCTGTTTCTTCGTTACTTCCAAGAGCACACGGGTTGCCTTTTTCAGATTATCGCGTGTGTCTTGTGCGCGCCTCTGCTCGGCGATACGAGATGCGGCTGCGCCGCCGCCATATTGTCGCGCACGTTCTTGAATCGCCGCGTGTAAATCTTGATATACTGATGCTTGTGTCGCCATGATATCGGTGTTATACTACTATAATTAGTATAGATAGAATTATGGCGTTGGCTCCGCTCCGCTTCGCTATGCGTAATCACGCTTCCAATAATCCTCATCTGGACTTTTCCAGACTGGTAAATTCGTGAGCATTCCCATCCCATTCCCCGCAGGATGAACACGACAATCCATCGGGATTCCTTTACTTTGAGCGTAATGTGTCGCATTTACCATCTTCAACTTCGAGAGAATATACGCTTGTTGGTCTCGCTTCTTTGCCTCGACTTCTTCATGGGTCGGCTTGCCTTTGTAACGAAGATATAAAAACATGCCTAAACACACGAAAAATGCGATACTCATGATGAAATTGAATGTCCGCGTATGATAATAATCCTTAACTTTATGGCACTGCTCGAGAGATTTGCTTAAGAAATACCGCACGCCGGGTTCGGTTAGAGTGGGTGCGGGGGCGTTATGGTCCATTCTATTATGCGGTTATGCGGTTATGCGGTTATGCGGCTGCTGCTACTATACTATGAAAAAATAAGGAAAGGACGCGAACGCAAGAACGGCGTAACATTCACCAGTATAATAATCGATGTATAATGTAATTACTACAATGGCGGAATTAAGTTCGTCGGTCGCGATTTTATTCTTTTTGGCCGTATTTGCCGCATATTCCTATTATAAATATACCAAAAGCGGTGTATTAAGTGGCGGTATAACATTCCTCTTTTTCCTCGTCCTCATCATCGGCGAGTATTTCATCAATCTTGCGATGTCGAAAGATATATGCGGGTTTGACCAAGAGAAAACCGCGGTAATCGCAACTATATTACCGTGGTTCTTAGTATTGGGGGTTTTAAAAGCGGCGCTTATTGTGTTTCCGGGCTGGCTCTCGCCGTTCAGTAATACATTCGGGTATATATTTGTGTCGGTCGTAACTGATTTGAAAGACGTATTTAACAATATATTGACACCGCAGTTTGATTTGACACCAGCGAAGGCGGGGGCGGCGCAAACTGGAGGCAGCGATGGAGGACTCCAAGACAGCGCAGATGTACCCGCGGATGAAGTGAAGAATAAACGCGATATTGGACGGGCTTTAGAGCAAATTTATACCGACCAGTCTATCCTTCTTAACGAGCTAAATCTTGGCAACCTCGACCGTTTCTGGGACAGTTTCAAAGAGTCGCGTCTCATCCGCCCGTCTGCGAAAGTAGATGACTTGGAGAAAATCCGGAAGTTTTTAATCATGAAATCGGTTGTCGGTGAGTTTGTTTGGTTAGTATTGTGCGGTATGCTTGTTGTTAGTATTAGTTACAATTATTTACTGAATATAGGTTGTTCATTTACGCCCGAGCAACAGAAGATACGCGCACAGGTGCTTAAGGAGAAGCAAGACGATGCGAAGAAGAAGGATGATGCGGTGAAGAATAAAGTGATGACGGTTACGGCTTGAAGCGGAGCGTAGCGACGCTCCGCCCCCTAACTCGCGTCGATGCGGTCGTTCCACCTCCGCGATGCTTCGGTTCCACTCCCTCCACTTCCGCTTGTATCTCTCGCGTTTCGCGTCGACATGTTTTGTTGTGATTTATGAAATCGTAATAAAATAGAGGGGGGGGCTACGAGCGGAGCGAGAGGGAGTGGAACCGAAGCATCGCGGAGGTGGAACGACTGGAGCGACGCGAGACAGGGTGAGAACGAAGAGTGTGGAACCGAAGCATCGCGGAGGTGGAACGACCGGAGTTTGAACTACACGAACACCCTCATCGCCGGCCGCGAGATATAAAAAACTGTTAAATATGAGAGAATTCCTAATATAATCGCCACCAACCAAATCGGCAGAACCGTTTTACTCGAATAACCGATGCCGAACTCCCGCAGACTGCCGTCTTCATTGTACAGGAACGACGGATTCATGTATTGAACCAGCATAAATACAACGACGTATAACAAAATCGCCGCTCCTGCTAAATTATTCCGAATCATGTTTTTGAATGCGTTCATCGTCCTTATATTGTAATACTACTAGTATATTACAATATTACTTTTATTCCATATTTTATTGTAAGTAAACTATATAAATTGTAAAGTAAACTATATAAAATATGGAAATGAAGACAATACATATACAACATCCTATGTTGGTGCTTTTATTTTTATGTCTAGGTGTGATACCTCATGAGTCTTTTACAACCGACGCCGCCAAAATCTGTCGTTCTACTTCTATCCCATTCCATACTTGGGTACAAATGGACTTTTCTTGCGCACAAGCTACCAACTGCGGTAGTCGGACACCATTTACACAATGGAGAGATATTGGATATGAGAATGGAAATGGAGGCAGTTTGAGAGACGAATCAACTAACCCAGGTGGAGTTTATAGATGCAGTTCTTGGTTTGTTGGAGAGTTACAAGGTAGAGTTGCCCAAGCGGCTTCTGCGCGTCAAGAACGTTCCGCCATTGCCGCATTAGTAAATGCCGGATGGAGTACTGCGCAATATGGTCTCATATCTGGCGGACTTACATCCATTACTTGTAATCCGACCACTTGGTCTTGGCTACCTCGAAATGGTCGTAATAATGTATGTTGGACCTTTACTTGCGCTTATTCTACTTATCTATACCAAGTCCTTGGCGTACGCCCGAAGATAGATGATAAGTATGAAGTCGCAATTCGAAATCAAGCAGAAATCCCACAAGAATGGACATGCAAACCAGAGCAATACGGCACGGCCGACGGTTGTCAGTGTAACTGTGGCGCATTTGATCCTGATTGTAATCCATTTGAGGCGGTATCACTCGGATGCCCTAATCATGATGATATATGTATTCCGGGGCTACAGAATGAACCGATTTGTGCGTTGCGACACCAAGTTCTTAGCGAACGCAAGTTACTACAAATTCAGGCTGGAGTAGCCGTTCATCACCCCCAATTTTATTTCTCAAATGACACGGATATCGATGGTGCTCCTTGGGGCAATTATAGCAATACATATACCCGAAGTATTATACCCGCAACATGGAGATGCAATCCTCTTTTTTATGGTTCGAAAGATGGATGTGATTGCGAATGTGGAGCATGGGATCCCGATTGTGACACTGCGACATCTGCTGTGCCGTCGTCGTCGGTCTCGGAAGATTCAGAACAAAGAGTATTCAATTGCGACACCAGTAATAATCAGGTTCGATGCGTTATGTCCAAAACTACAACTACACCGTCGGAACCGGTTTGTTTGTATGACCGTATGGCTGCTGCTGCTGC